CCCTACAAGGGCGGGCTGCAATCGAGCGAGCTCACCAATGTCCCTGCCATCACTCGGCTCAATAACGCCAAGACGTTTTTAAAGCGGGCCGCATTCTGATGGTCGAGATCCCGGTGGCCCAGCAACGTAAAATGCGCGCCATCACCGGGACGCCGATGGGGATCCGCGCCGCCAGCCACAAGGACGCCGCCGACCAGGCGCTCAAGCTCACCAAGGAGGAGAAGAACCTCTACGACCACCACCTCGACAATTTGTCGAAGGGCGGGGTGCAGAATGCGGACGGTTCGACCTCGACGCTCTATGCGTTCACCGCCCAGTTCGACGGCAAGAGCTATGTCATCCCGACGGTGTGGGGAAACGAGATCGTGTCCGGCGACACCGCGGTTGCCAACGCCAAGGCCGAGGGGCTGGAGAATTTCCCGTCCTATCCCACCGATCGCGAAGCACACGATCGCTATATGCAGATCCACGATTACATGGAGAAGGATCTGCCACCCGGATCATAACAGGAGGTCACCATGGCCAGACGATACACTGCCCCGGCGGATGACGAGCCCGACGCCGAGCCCGCCGCCTCGGAACCCGTCAGCGAGGACGAAGTCGACACCGCGCAAGCGGAAGGCGAGGTGAAACCGCTGGTGTCGAATCAGGGTCAGATCGACACCCACCAGGCGACGGTCATTGCCTCCAAGGGCACCATGCAGTCCTCGGTGCAATCGGCGGTGACGAGCTATAAGGCGGGTTCGATCACGCTCGCCACCCTGGCGGCTAACGTCAAAGCCGCCAGTATCGCCTACTATCAATCGGTGCTCACGAGCGGCCAGAGCAACTCCATGCCGACACCGGGTGCGATCGAGGCACTGCGCGCCCTCGGAGCAATGTGATGCCCTCCGAATCGCAGGCCCAGCATGGGTTCGCCGCCATGTCGAAGACGCCGGAGGGTCGCGCCAAGCTGCGCGCGCACGGTAAGAAGCCGATGCCCGCCGACGTCGCCGAGGCGTACATGAAGGCCGACAAAGGCCGCACAATCGGCAAGCTCCGTAAACGTGCGAGTAAGTAAGATGCCCAAGAAAGCCACGCGCAAGGTCGAAGCCGACGAAACCGATCCCGGTTACGAGTTCAGCTTCATTCAGCAACAAGAGGACCCGCACGCCACCCTGGCCGCTCTTAATGCGGAAGGGCAGAGGGGATGGCGGTTCGTGTTGGCGGTGAGCGGACGACTATGGCTAGAGCGAAAGCTCACTCTTGCGCCCTAAATCTACTAGCAGTAAGGTTCGCGCCACTGAGGTGCTTTCCAAGGTGGACCCAGGAAGCCATGCGACGGTAACGTACCCTTCCGTCGCATGGTCCGCCCCCGCAAGGGCAAGGCGGAAAGCCATGCCGGCCCCCGCAAGGACAAGGCCGAACGTGTGATGGCCCCGCGCGCATGCGCGAGAAGGCCTCCGTTCGATTCTCTTGCCAGCGGGATAGGCCATGTCAGAGAACCTGCCGAAATTATTTACCACGCAATTCTCCACCGTCCTCGACATGAAGCTCCAGCAGCGCATGAGCAAATTGCGCGGGAGATGCATGGAGGGCTTCCACGTCGGCAAGCAAGCCTCGCCCATCCAGTACATCGGCGCCGTACAGATGAAGGCGCCGGCGGGCCGCTTTGCTCCGATCGGTCGTCAAGACGTGGACTTCAATCGTCGGTGGGTGGTCCCGGTCGACCGCGATTGCAATCAGCTGATCGACACCTACGACAAGCTGAAGACCGCGATCGAGCCGACCTCGCAGTACGCCGACGTCGCCGCCGCGGCGGTAGCCCGCGAATGGGACGACCGCCTGATCCAGGCTGCGTTCGCGATCTCGCTCACCGGCACCGACTCGTCGTCCTTCATCAACGAGACCTTTGATCCGAACGGCGTCGGCCTGATCGTTTCCGCGACGTTCGCGTCCGCCGCCAACTCCGGTCTCACCGTCGCCAAAATGATCGAGAGCAAACGCATCATGCGCAAGGCGCAGGTCGAGGTGGACGAGGAGACCATGACCTGGGTCACCAACTCGCAGGGCGAGGCCGACCTGCTCAATCAGGTGCAGGTCGTCTCCACCGAGTTCTCCGACAAGCCAGTGCTGCAGGAAGGGCGCGTCACCCGCTTCATGGGCTGGGACATCGTCTATTCCGAGCGTCTCAACGTCGCCACCGTGAACTCGGCGCAGGTCCGCCTCAACATCCCGTTCGTGCGTTCGGGGATCTATCTCGGGATCTGGAAGGACAACGAGAACGACGTGTCGCGGCGCAACGATCTGTCGAGCCTGCCGTACCAGATCTATACGATGATGAGCTCGGGCGCGACCAGGCTCGAGCCTGCCCGCTTGCTGCAGGCCCAGTGCGCCGACGTGAACTCGGCGGCTGCGGACGTGACCCCGTAGGAGAGCCGCCATGGCAGTCGTCAACGCAAAGTCGAATACCATCATCAATCTCGACGCGACTCCGATCGTCCCCAATGCGGCGGGCGAAGGCGCTCCCGGCGAGACCAAGGTCAACGATGGCGTCTTTTCGGGGCCGAACGCGCCGGCAGCGGCGGCATCGATCGGTTCGACCTTCCAGTTCGTGCGCGTCCCGTCCAACTGCAAGATCAAGAAGATTTGGTTGGAAAGCGCCGCCCAGGCCGCCGGCACCATGAACGTGGGCCTCTACTACGCGACCGACGGCAGCGTGAACTCGCAATCGCCGCCCCTGGTGGTGACGTCGTCGCCGCAAGCGACCCCGCCATCGACCGCACAGTCGTCGCTATTCGCCTCGGCCTATGCCCTTACCGCGGCGAGCCAGCCGACCGACGTCACCAACCAGTCCGGCAACTACACCGCCGACAAGCGGCAGATGCCGTTGTGGAAAGCCGCAGGCCTCAATTCCGATCCGGGTGGTTTCTTCGACATCGTCGGCACGCTCGCCGCCGCCATCACCACCGGCCTCGGCACCATGGGGTTGACCGTCGTTTATACGGACTAAAACATGCCGCAGGCACAGCAACGCGACGAGGTCCTGCCCCTCGGATCGCTTCCAGCGGAGAGCACGTTCTATGTGGCGGTCGCCGCCGCCGAGGCCGCGCGCCAGGCCGCCTACGGGGCGGCGCTAACGACGCTGAATGCCAACTACACCGCCGCCGCCCTGGTGACGTTCAAGACCGCGATTGCCAACGCCGACGTCGCCTATTTCACCGCCGTGAACACCGCGCGTTCGACCGCCGCCGGAGCGGGGCTGACCCTCAAGACGATCGGTGATATTGGTCCCCTGCCCTGGTCGATCGGGGCGTCATTGGGGAGCTCGATCTAATGGCACGGCACTACGTCTCGCTCGCGCGCGGTCTTGAAGGCGAGGCCTATTCCGACTTCACGGTTGGAACGACCGAAAGCGCCACTAACCTGTTCAGCTTCAGCGTTCTCGATGGCGTCACCCCGACCCGCAAAGAGGTCGACCTGGCGCTCGAAGCGTTCGAGCGGTTCTTTGAAAACGCCCAGCAGGTTGGGAGTTCCGGGTTCGACGTGACGGGTTAGCCCACATGGCAACCGCCACCGAGAGCAAACAATTCTCCAACATTGCGGCCAATACCGCCGCCTTCGCGCTGCGCGGCGGCAACTACGTCCTCACCGGCTCGGGCACCATCACCTCGATCCAGCTGCAGGTCATGTCGCTCGACGGTGTGACCTGGATCAACGTCGGCACGGCGCTCACCGCCGCCGGTCTCGTCGCCTACAGTCTCGCGCCTGGAAGCTATCGTCTTGCGATTACCGGAACGGCGATCTATGCCGCACTGACCAGTGTTCCAACCTGATGAGCGGCTATGATCCCACTGCAGACTGCCGTCGATGTGGCCAATCGGGCGCTCGACCATTGTGGGCAGGACCCGCTCGGATCCCTCGGCTTTAACGAACAATCCAAAAAAGCCCGCCTGATGGCGCGGCTCTACAACAACCTACGCCGCTCCGAGCTGCGCCGGCGGGTGTGGTCGTTCTCCACCATGCGGACCGTGCTGCGCCCGCTCACCCCCGGCGTCATGCGGATCTCGCCGGTCCTGTGGTCGCCCGCGATCCCCTACTTCATCGGCTCGGTCGTCACCGACGCATTCGGGGTGACCTGGAGCTCCAACTCACCCGACAATCTCAATCAGGAACCCGGTAACAGCTTCGGCTGGGACTTCTACTCCGGCCCGCTGGTGGTGTTCCCATGGACGACGCCGCCGTTTCCGCCGCAGGGCTATTTCGCGGGCGAGCTGGTCTACACCTTCGCCGGCGATGGCACCTACAAGGTGTTCCGATCGAAGATCTCGGCCAACGTCGACAACCCCGCGACGCCAACGGTGTGGGACCCGATCGCGATCTACAACAAGAACCAGATCGTGCAGTATCCGTCGGCTCCGCTGGGTGCCCTCTACATGAGCCTGATCAATCTCAACCAGAACCGCCCGCCCCTCACCTACGGTCCGGCGGCCTGGAACGCGACCGCCACCTATGCGATCGGGATCCCCGTGCGCGGCTCCGACGGCATCATCTACACCTCGGTCATCAACGGCAACATCGGCCACGACCCGACCCAGGATCTCGGCACCAACTGGACCAACACCGGCACCATGGCGGCGTGGGATCCCTCGTTCAATCAGGCCACCTCGGGCTCCGGCTCGCTCAATTGGCTGCAGGTCCAGGCGCAGCTCACCGCCTGGGATCCGGTCTATCCGGTCGGAGCCGGACCCGATGTGCAATCGCAAACCCTCAATCTGTTCGATCGGCCCGCGAACTGCCTGCGCGAGGCCCCGCAGGATCCACGCGCGGGCTCGACCTCCTACCTCGGGGCGTTCTGGGGGCTCAACTACGACGATTGGAAATACGAGAACAACTACATCGTTTCGATGAAGGTCGATCCGATCATCTATCGGTTCGTCTCGGACTTTGTCGACGTGCGCCGCATGGACCCAATGTTCGTCGAGGGACTGGCCTGGCGCATGGCCTACGAGGCGGTCGAGCCGCTCACCCAATCGGTGGACAAGCTCAAGGTGATCTCGGCCTCGTTGCAGAAGTTCATGGGCGAGGCCGGCATCGTGAACGGCATCGAGCAGGGTCCGGTGGAACCGCCGGTCGATGATTGGCTCGCCTGTCGGGGATAGCGGTGGGCGATGCATCATACGTCCACGACAGTTTCATCGGCGGCGAAGTCTCGCAGGTCTCGCAAGGTCACGTCAGCAACGAGAAGTACCGCACATGGATGAACCGCTGCCGAAACTCGTTTGCGAACGAGCAGGGGGCGTGGACTAGGCGATCCGGCACGATCTTCATGGGCACCACCCGCGGCGGTGCGCCGGGGCGGGTCTATCCATTTCAGTTCAAGCAGGCACTCCCCTACACCATCGAGGCGAGCGACGGGTTTTTGCGCTTCCGCCAGGGGCCGCGCATCGTCACCACCAACGACGATGTGACCGTCACCGGCATTTCGACCGCCAACCCTGCGGTCGTCACCACCTCGGCGGCGCACAACTGGACCACCGGGAATCAGGGGTTCTTCAACATCACCGGCGCCGAGCAGCTGCAGGGCGGGCGGCAGATCAAGATCACCGTGCTCACCCCGACGACGTTCTCGATCGCCGATGCCGTCACTGGCACGAACATCAACGGCGCCGCGATCGGCGCGGCCTTCGTCTCGGGGACGATGTCCCGCATCCTCGAGATCGCCACCCCCTATACCAATGGCGCGTGGCGGACCCTGCGGCTGGTGCAGAGTGAGATCCCGACCGCGACCACTCCGGCATCGGGCGCGATCTTCCTGCATCAGTCGTTCCCGCCCTATGTGCTGCAGGTCTTGACCCAGCCGCAGCCGGGAACCTTTGCCACTTTCACGTTCGGGCCGGCGGTGTTCCGCGACGGGCCATATCTCGACCCCGTGAAGGGCGGGGCAATGATCACCCCGTCGGGCCTATCCGGCCTGGTCACCATGACGATCACGTTTCCGACCTGGGACGCAACCATCGCCTATCAGCTCGGGGATTTCGCCGCGACCGGCGGCGTCAACTATCAGTCCCTGATCAATCCGAACCTCAACAACAACCCGGCATCGTCGCCGACCGCGTGGGCCGTGGTGAGCTCGGGCGTGGCAATCGGACCGAACGGGTTCCAGGGCTCCGACGTCGGTCGCTTCATGCGGATCTTCTCCGAGCCGCCGGTGTGGAACGCGACCACGGCCTATGTCGCTAACAACGAGGTGTCCTATCCCAGCGGCAGCAACGGGGCCTACGTCTATTGGAAGTGCATTGCCAACAACACCAACGTCACCCCCGGCACCGACGTCACCAAGTGGGCGGTCGATCCCGCCGGAGCGGTGTGGTCATGGGGCCGGATCAATTCGCTCACCAACCTGATCGATCCGTTCCTCGCCGGCTCGGCGGCGATCGGCACCCTGTCGCAGGGCGGCGGCGTGGCCTCGGCGTTCGACGGCAACACGGTGAAGGCCTCGGCGCAAAGCGCGAGCTTCGACAATGCCTCGACCCCGAACACCCAGTACGTCGGCAAGAACTATTCCGGCTCCAGCGGCGGCGGGCGGCAGGTCTCCTCCGTCACCGTGTTCCCGCCGACCGACCAGGGCATCGCCACCGGCCAGATCTTCTCGACCATCAGCGGCATCTCATTCCCGGCACCGCCGGTCGTCACCGTCAATCTGCGCGGCAAGGCGACCGCGCCGGCAAACTCGGCGGACGGCACCTTGCTCGGCACCTCCGGGGCAATAACCGGCCCGAGCGGACCGATCACGATCAATTCCAGCGATGCCGTGACCAACTGGCCCTACGTCTGGGTCGAGATCAATTCGGTGATCGTATTCAACCCGTCGCTGGGCTTCGTGCAGGTCAACAAGATCTCGACCTCGCAGGTTCAGTTCTTCAGCCCGGTTGCATCCGGCGGCGGCAATGCCGTCACCCTGCAGATCCTCGGCGGCAAATTGCTCTACACCTCGCCCGCGCGCGTGTGGCGCATGGGGCTGTTCAGCAACTCGACGGCATGGCCGACTTGCGGTACCTACCATGAAGGCCGGCTGTGGCTCTCGGGTGTCTATGCAAATCGTATCGATTCGAGTGTTAGCAACGACATCTTCAATTTTGCACCGACGCAGGTGGACGGGTCTGTCCCCGGAGATCGCGGCATTGCTTATGTGTTCAACT